AGCCCGTAGTTCCTGCCGCCCTCCGCGAATGCCATCGACATCGCGTTGGTGTTGAAGGAACTGCGGAACACGCCCGCCTGGTCCAGCAGCCGCCACACAATGCGACGGCCTCGCTTGCTGGACATGAGCCACTTCACGTCGGCCTCCTCGTTCTGCCGTTCCAGACGCTCACGGAGCTCTTTGTCGGCTCTGTCGCGCTCCTGGCCCCGCAGGTCGAGGGGGTCGTAATTGCTCACGGCGGGACTGTATCCCTGTGGCTAATGCTTACGGGTACTGTTAGACCTCAACACCAGAGGGCGAGCCGTACCCCGAGAACATGTTCATCACGTCGGTCAGCGCGTTTTGCTGCCCAGTCGGTGCCTGCGCCATGTTCTTGACGCTCTGCGAGGTCTGCTGAAGCGCGGCTGCCTGTTCCTTCGCAGCCATCGCCTGATTGCGGGCGTCGCGCAGGAGCGCGACCTCCTTGTCGGCGATGATGAGCGACGGGTCCACGCCGAGCATGTCGGCGTATACGTCGGCCCACTGGTCCTGGTCGAACTTGTCGAGGATGTCGGGCTTCATGCGGGCGATGGCCCCGAGGTTCCCGACGAAACGGTCCACGGCGTTCGTGCCGATGGCACGCTGCGCCTGCGCCAGCATGGACACGAACTCGACGTTCAGGTCCATTCCCTGCAATTCCTGCGGTGCGGGCGGCAGTGCGCCAGACGCCACCATGCGCGTGAACGTGATGTCCACGAGCGGCGAAAGCAGCTCATTATGCAGGCGCTCGAGGACAGGGCCGAGCATGAGGAGCTTCTCCTCGTGGCGCTCGGCGACCTCGGTGGCGGTCATGCGGGTGTTCGGGGTATTGGCGAGCATCAGGAACAGGTCGGCGTAGAACGACCCGCGCACGCGCTCGCGGCAGTCCATGATGTCATTCAGCAGGTACTGGAGGTTCAGGTTGACCTCGAACGCGGTCTTGATCCCGTTCGACTGCCCGTCGTAGTACGACACGCCGCCTGGGAGCGTCTCCACGTCGCGGTTCTTCATGGACGCTGGCACCTGAAGCGGCGGCTTGGTCTGGTAGTCGATGGCCTGCGCCTTGCGGAGCTGCTCATGCTGGAGCTGCTTGATGTCTCCGAGCGCCTCCATGCCGGGGCTGTTGCCGTAGATATCGCCGCCGATCACGGACCAGCGCGGGCAGAGCGCCGGGAAGTACTGGAACCCGCTCTCGCGCAGGAACACGCCTTCCTCGCCGCCGACCTCGAAGTAATACGAACCCCACGGCATGTTCTTGGCGTCGCGCTTGCCGATGTCGCGGTCGGCGCGAGGCTCAATGGCGTGGATCACGGGCACCCACTGGTCGAGGTTCCCGGTGCGGTACATGTTCTGCACCGACACGCTGCACTTCTCGAGGCCGAACTCCTTGACCACCTGCGAGACGGTCATCTCGAACTCGCGGTACAGCGTGCAGACGCGGCCCTTTGCGTCGGTTGAGATGCAGTACTCGCCGCAGGTCAGCGGGTAGTGGTGGATGACGCTCTGGTAGTCGGGGAGCAGGATGGTGGCTGCGGTGCCGAACGTGCCGAGCTCCTCGTACATCTGATGCAGCGCGTTGTAGGTGTTTGACTTCTGGAACACGCGCTGCATGCGCTTGGTCACGTCATCGAGCCAGAGCTTGACCGGGTCGTAGGAGTTGAGCTCCGGGTCCGGCGTGGCAAGGCGGAACCACTGCCGTGCCGGCGAGGTCGCGCCCGACATCATGCCTGCGCCGAGGACGCGCAGGGCGCGGGTGCCGGTCGAGTCGTAGATGTTGTTGTGGCGGCGGTAGCCGCGGTCGCGGTCCTGCCGGAAGTAGCGGCCATTACGCGGCAGGATGTAGGAGGTGAGTTCCTGCCAGTGCGCGTACCAGGACGCACGCTCGCTCTTGAGCTGGCCCCACCGGGTGAACAGTCGATCCCGCGTGGGAGCGCCGGGATACGACGAGTTGTCTCCGGTGTACTCGCTCATTTAGCCCCCGAGGAGAGAGGTGCGGCCGAGCTGAAGATCCTGCGGATTGACGCCCATCGGCCCGGTGAGCATGGTGCTCGAGGGGCCGCCACCCATCTCGGCGGCGGCGCGTCCCATGATGTCGGCGACGGCGGGCTCGGCTCGGTTGGCGGCTGCCATTGCCTGCTGGCTACGGCGCTGTTGGCTGCGAGCCTGGGCGGCTGCGGCGTCCTGCGCCTGCTTCTGCTGGCCCATCGCCTGCCGCTGCATCTTGGCACCGCGCTCGCCGGATGAGATTGCGTACCCGGTTCCCGCGGCGGCTGCCGCTGCCGATGCTACTGCTGCTGCGATTGCAATCTCAATTCCCATATCAAAGCTCCTTCATCATTACGATGTCAGCCTGCACGTATCCGTGGCGGGCCATTGACTCGTGCAACTTGGTTCCTGATCTTGTGTGCCACAACACGCGGCACGCACCGCGTGACTTTGCCTCTTGTTCCGCAGCACGAATCATTCTTCCGCCCGTAATGCCGCGGTATTTCGGTGCAACGAACAATGCATCGTTTGAGGCAATGATGACTGACGGATTATGCATGGTCGGCGTAACGAGCATTGTGCAATATCCAACAAGTCGTTCTCCGTCGAATGCCGCCAGCGCAAACATAATTCCGGCATCAACTAAAGCCTGATACCGCTCTGCCGAAGGATCGAACGGAAAGTCAAATCCCGTTTCGGCCCAGTTTGAACCCATCAGCTCACGAATTACGGGAATCCACTCAAGTGGCTGGATGTTCCGAATAGCCACCATGACTGTAGACCTCCGTCTAGCGGTTACGGGTACTGATCTCTTCGTACGGGTCGTAGTCGGTTGGTCGCGTGTCGATCTTCTCGCGCACCTCACGTGGCAGCATCTTGGCGACCGGGTAGGCGAACGTGAGGCACAGCGCGTCGGCCATGTCCGGGCTGCCGCCGCCCTGGAGCCGCTTCTTGATCTCATCCTTCGACTCGAGCACGCGCTTGCCGGCGGCGTCGTACCAGTAGATCGGCGTGCTGATTTCCTGCTTCAGCGTGATGTCGTTCGGGATCGAGCCGCCCGCCTGTATCCACTCGCGTATGGCCCACCACATCTCGGTGCGCTTGTTGACGAACAGGTTGGCGTAGGTGGCCTTGCCGCCGAACGCGACCTCGGTCACGTCGTAGCCGAGCTGCCGCAGGCGGTCGATGACGCCAGCGCCTGCCCCGGCGTCGATGAACACAGCGTCCGGGTCGCGGTCCTCGATGACGTTGGCGATGGCTGCGGCGAGCGCCATGTTGTCGATGCCGTGATGGACGATGGGCGGCTCCATGCGGAGCCCCTGGCGCAGGACGATCACGCTGCGGTCATCCCCGAACCGGGCCGGGTCCACGCCGACGATGAGTGGCTGGTCGATGATGTCGCCGTCTGGGTACTCGCGCTGCGCGGCGTTCTCGGCGTCGGCGAGCGCAATGAGCTGATCGTCGCCTGCTGCGCTGAAGTCGCACAGGTATTCGCGTGCGAACGCAGCCTCGGGCATGTCGCGCTCGAGGCGCTTGACCTCGTCGGGCGCGAGCGCGTCGGTGTCGTAGACCGTGTACTTCGCCGCATACCAGTCCTCAAGGGAGCCGCTTGCGGCGCGGTAGTAGAGCTCGCTGAACAGGTTGATCCCGGCGGGGGTGCCGATGAACAGCGCCCATCCGCGGCGGTCGGAGAGGGCGGGCTGGATGATGGCCTCCCATACCTCTGGCTTGATCTGCGCGACCTCGTCGATGACGCAGCCATCAAGCCGCACGCCACGGAGGGCGTCCGGGTTGTCGCCGCCGAACAGTCGGATCGTGGCCTTGTTCGACTTGAACGTGACGGCGAGGTCGGCCTCGTTCACGTCCACGGACCCGGTGCGGATGAATGGGTCGATCTTCTGCTTCAATCGCGCCCAGGCGATGGCCTTGGCCTGCTTTAGGAACGGGGCCACGTACACGAAGAACCCGAGATCCGACTGGCACTTCACCGCCCGGTGGAGGAGTTCCATGAGGGCGAGTTCGGTCTTGCCGGCGCGTCGGTGCAGAGCAAGGACGGTGAACCGCCGGCGCTCGAGGTGGCACCGCCGCTGCCAGTCCCGAGGCTCGTATCCGAGGCGGATGGTCTTACGCATCGGGGACGCCCGTGATGACGTTCAGGATGACCCCGCCGCCATGCTCGAGCTGCTGTCGGTCGCCGTACTTCTTGGGGTTCCACTTGGCGAGGAGCTTCAGGCGGGTTTCGACCTGAAGCCTGCGCCACGCAACCTCAACCTGGTCAAGGGGCTGCGTGTCGGCAAGGGTCACGCACTGGTCGGCGATCACGTCGTGGCCGTCCTCGCGTGCGCGTGCGATGCGTGCCACAAAGTCCTCGTCCTTGTCCATCCAGTGGTACACGGTGCGCCATTCCGGGTTCCCGGGCTGCCTGCACCATTCGCGGAGGGGCTTGCCGTTGGACAGCCACGCGATGAGGTCGGCTGCGTGGTGTTCAGGCACGGCTTCAGGCGGCCGGCCGATCTTTCGCTTGACGAGGGCGTTTCCAGTCGGCGGGGAGAGAGGCGCGGCGCTGGTAGCGGCAGATCTTGCTGACGGTGGTCCAGCGGAGTCCGAGGGCTTTGGCGATGCGACGATAGCCCCATCGGTGCTCTTCGTGGAGCTCTCGGATCTCTTGGATGACTTCGTCGGGGATCGTGG